TCCAAATACCTGAGTATGCAATAGATTCTAATTCAAATACTAAAAAGTTATCAGTGTTATGAACAGAAGCATATTTTTTCATTGCTAAAATAATATACTCTTTAATTCTACGGTTATAAACTTCTAATGTAAATGTTGTAACATCCATTTTTTTAGACTCATCAAGCCACTCTACTGATTCATACATTTCACCAAACTGCACATAATTAGAATCAGTATCGATATAAATTACAGCTGGCTTATGCAATTTACCTTTTACTTTAATTCCAAGCTCTTCGTGTAATTCTTCATCTTTGTGCCAAAATTCATTAAAATACTTGTTTAATATAGTTTCTGAATAAAGAATTGCATTTTGTCCTTGAAGAGTAATTGATTCTGCAATATTAATATCAAAGAAGTGAAACCACTTGTTACCGAATGCGCCATAGATACTGTTCAGTGAAAGTTTTACAGCTTGTTCATAAGCAGTATACTTATTGCTCATGATGTCATATTCAGCAGCAAGTGCTTCTAATTCTTCTTTAGATAAATTATCGATGTTATTTTCTACAGTTTCAGCTATCATATATTATGCAGTTTGACAAGTTGAGATTGTCAATAAAGTATCTGATTCATTAGAATCAAAAACTACTTTGCTTGAAGAAACATGTACATTGTATTCTTCTTTATCTAATAATGCTAAGTATTTTTTATATAGTGTTGCTCCGCCGTCACCTTCTGCTGATTGGCTAACTAATACATTAAAAGTCTTACCTTTAACTTCAACACCTCTTCCATTTGATTTAATATCAAATGTTTCATCTTTTTCAAGATTGAAAAGGGATTTAAGCTTGTTGATAGTATGATTATCAATTCCAAATTGGAAAGAATCTGGAGCTTTTGCAAAAATTGCATTAATTTGATCTGTTGTAAGATCTTTAAAGCCTAAAGATGGTTCAGAACATGCTAGAGTAATTTCTAACTCGTCGTTGTAAATTCTAAAAGTAGAAGCAACTAAGTCCTGATCATTTTCTATAAACTCAATTTCACAACGAATTGCATCGTGTTCAAATTGTTTAAAAGCTTCAATGATTCTTCCTGCATCAAAAAATGCAACCTTTAATTCCTTATCTAATTGAGGAACCTCATTAGTTTGAAAGATACTTTCAAAAGGAACTGAATGATGTTTTACAGCATCTCTTTGTGGTAAATATGCTGTAGAAATAACTTGACCATCTTTAATTTTGAAATAGATAAAAGAGTCTATTAGCTTTAGTCTATTAACAAAACTTGTAAATGCATGCTGGTCTATGCGATCGATTTGTAATTTCATCTTGAATAATTTATTTATTTACAGATTTATATGTAATAATATGAATTTGTTTCAAAAATAAAAGAGGGAGCGTAGCGAACGTCTCCCTCTAAATTTCCGTAATTAAACGGTCCTAAAGCGTGGCCACATAAAGTGCCACACTGTTTTTAGCCATCGCATGATACGCAATCTTCGCTAGTAGCACTTGAGGCAATGTCACCTCGTAATACACTTTCAGTTCTCATATAATAGAGAGTCTTAATACCTTGTTTGTAGGCTTCTAAATGAACTAAGTTAATAAACTTTGGACTTGCACTGTTTGGAAATGCAAGATTAAGACTACATGATTGATCGATATATTGTTGTCTAACCCCAGCCTGTTTAACTAGTTCAAGTTGATTAATTTCTTTAAATGTTTTAAATACTTCTTTTGCAGGTACCCATTTAGTTTGTTCCATTTTATCTAAACTTTCCCATTCTAATTTTTCAGTAACTTTACCTCCCCACATATTATGTTCTATCATATAGTCATCGATAAAATCTAAACCATAAATACTGCCATTATCTTCAAGAATCTTATTCCAAACAGCATCTGTGTTTTTACCAATCTTTTCTAGGAAATTTACAAGTGAAACGTTTTTACGAATAAATGTACCTTTAGAAGTCTGTTCAGTAAATACATTAGCTGCCCATGGCTCAATACCTGGGCTAACATTACCGCTCAACTTAGAATTAGTTACCGTTGGAGCAACTGCTCTTAAATGTGAGTTTCTCATGCCAGTACCTACGCACCATAATGGTTCTCCATATTCTGTTGCAAGTTCTCTGCTTGCTGCTTCACTCTCTAATTTAATTTGAGAGAATATTTTTCTTGTTTCAAACTGTGCTGTAAGGCCTTCAAATGGAATACCTCTTTCCTGTAGATATGTATGCCATCCTAAAACGCCAAGACCAAGTGCTCTACCTTTTTCTGCAGAACGAACTGCATTTTCAAAACCTTGTCTGTATTTTGCCTTTTGAATAAATTCTTCTAAAACTCCATCAAGAAACCACGTTGCTGTTCTAATTAAATCCGTGTTTTTCCACTCATCATATTTTGTAAGATTCAATGAACTTAAACAACAAACGAAAGAGTGATTTTCATCTGTGTGTAATGTAATTTCAGAACAAATGTTTGTCATGTAAACTTTTAAACCATTCTTCGTATATGCTTCAGGATTTGCTCTATTAACATTTCCTTTATACATAATATATGGTTCTCCGGTTGCTTTACGCTTTTTAATAAGTGCTGTCCATCTCTTTCTTGCTTCTTTATCGCCATCTTGTACCTTTTGCATAAAGCCATCGCTGACAATTACGCATTGGTGCATATTTAAACATTGTCTATTTACATCTCCTTTTGGCTCTCTAATTTCTAACCAATCCCAAAAATCATCATGTTCAATATCTATATTTACTGACGCTGCTCCTCTTCTAACTGCACCTTGATTTGTTGCTAGAATTGTACTATCATATATTTTACAAAACGGTACAACTCCATCTGAAGTTCCATTGTCTGTAATTTCAGCACCTGCTGGTCTAATTTGATTTACACCAATTCCTACACCTCCACCATTCTTTGCAAGTAACATCATTTCAAGATTCTTAGAACCAATATCATGAATACTATCTGCAACATCAATTCCAAAACAAGAGATTGGCAATCCTCTTTCTGTACCCGTGTTTGATAAAACTGGAGAAGCAAGATTCAACCAGCCTTTCCAAATATAATCAAAAAACTTACTAGCCATATCAGATTTTCTAAGTCTTCTTGCAATAGTAGTTGCTACTCTCCAATAAGCATCTTTTGGAGTTTCGCCTTGCATACAATATCCTTTAGAAATTGTCTTTAGATAAATTTCAGTGTGGCCCCAAACTGGATAGTCAGTGCCTTTAACCCAACCTAATTCTTCAGCAATTTTATCTGCTTTAGGTGAGCTTTCTTGTTCTACAAATAATTCCATAATTTATATATTTAAAAAATTGCTTCTTCATCCCAGACCTCATCTTCACCTGCTTTAGAATACGCAGTAGGTCTAATTGCGAAAAAGTCACTATGTTCTACTCCTCCTGTTAAATGATAAAACCAATCAAGTTCCTTTGCTGACTCTACATCAAAATCAAAATGTTGGTCATAACCTAATTCAATAAGTTTTTCATTTGCTCTTCTTAAAATAAAGTTTTTAAGATCATCTGCTTTAAGATTTTCAAGATCTCCCATTTCAAATATTTTATCAATAAATGAATGTTCCATTTCTACCATAATTTCAGCAGCTCTAATTACGTCACCTTTAACTTCATCTCTAAGTTCTGGATATTCATTACACATGTGTCTAAATAATTTACAACCCATTTTTGAATGTAATGATTCGTCTCTAACTGACCACTTCATTTGTTGACCAATTCCCTTTAATAAGTTTCTCATTTGAAAAGAGTATAAAACTGCAAAAGAACTATAGAGTGAAACTCCTTCTGCAAATGCTGAGAATGTTGCTAAACTTCTTGCAACTTCTCTTCTTGCTGCTGGATTTTTTTGTAAATCTTCGTGAGTATAATCTGAATCGACTCCTGAAAGATGTTCAAATTTATCTGCCATTGTAGGCTCATGTAAGAATGCAGCAAAATCTTCAAGACCTAAAGTTTCATTTAAATAAGAATATGCAGTAGCATGAATAGTTTCTTGACTACCAAAAATCATTGCCATTTGTTTGATCTCATGTTTTGGAAACCAATGAGTAACCATTGTAGTCCAATAGTCACTAACCGCACATTCAGTTTGAGCAAAGCCTAAAAGAATATTACCTACAAGATTTCTCTCATGTGGCATTAAGTTTTCTTTCCAATCCTTTATATCACTTTGCATTGGAATTTCAGTATGTAGCCAAAATGCTTGTGCCTGTGGAAGCCAACCTTCTGTATAATATTCAGGATATTCAAATGGTTTGTATTCTATTCTTTCTTTAAAAATGCTCATATTTAATTTAATTTTTTTAAAAATTTTACACTACTCGGTTATTATGGTTAATAACCTATTAAAAACAAAAAATGGCCAATTTTGACCATTTGTTTAAGTTATTCTTTAGATAATCTATATATCTCGAATAACTTAAAAGTTGGCTAATTTAACTGACTAATTTTTTTTCGAATTAGTCTTGCCTTTTCAAAATACTCAAAGGATTTTGCCTTATATTCTTTACGTTGGCTATACAAGTCTGTGAGGATTCTTTTCAGGACAGAATCTTCTGTTGTATAAACTGCACCGTTTTCACAAACAATATAATCTTTATTTTCTCTTTTTTCTTTTATTTTATGTTTTTCTACTTTTTCAACAAATGAATCCGGAGAAATATTAAATTGTCTCATAATTGAAGGATATAGGGAAGCAAAGTCAAATGCACTTACTCCACTATAAAAACCTACAAGTGGCTCTTTTACAAAAGCACCTGCATAGCTACCATCTTTTCTATTATCATCTCTTCTCTCGCTCGCGATAATTTTGTTTTGTTCTTTAAGCTTTCTTGCCATTAATGCCTCTGTCATGGCAACTGGACTTGCTGCCTTATAGAGTGGCATTTGTGTAATATTTGCAAGGGTTAAGAGAACGTCCATTGCCTTAATCTTCTGGTCTATATAATAGACTAAGCATGAATCGACAATGTTGTAGTAAATATATTTTCTAAAATCTTGTTCATACAATTCCTGTAAACCGCCATTGTATTTAATCTTTTTTAAACCTACAATTTGGCCAGACACATAATCAAGAGTATTTGATTCTTTAACCTTTACAGAACGATCATACTTATCATACAATTGCATATAATCAAGTATTCCCATATGAAGTGGTCTACCATCCATTCTGTCTACTGCACCTGTCTTTGCAGCTTCACTAATATCGATTTGTAGTCTTTTGCATCTATTAACAATATATTGCCAGTCATAGTTTATAAAGTTCCAACCTGTCATCATTGGAAACTTAGGCATAAATTTATGAATGAAATTATAAACCATGTCATATTCATTCTTAAACTTATAATAAGAAAGACTCCAATCAGAGTCTAATGTTTTAAAATATTCGTTAGTATCTTTTTCCATGCCACTAACATCTTCTAAATCTTTAAGGCCTAAAACAATTGCCTTTCTTTCTGGCGTAATAATAGAGAATGAAAGAATACGAGTTTTAGCTTCTTCAGGTTTTGGGAAGCCATCTACAATTTCTGTTTCAATATCTACGAAATATGTTCTTGGTTTATTATATGCAAGAATCTCATCTCTGTCTTCTTTAGGTAGTTGATCGATAAAATAAATTAATGAAAACTTATTGTATTGTCTTGCGTTTGACAACTTTACAGGACGACCATCCCAATTCTGTGCGTTTTCATGTCTGTATCTATCTTTCTCATCTGTAACATACCAATTTTGAAATTGACCAACTGGGTATCTTTTAAAGGCTACTTCACCTTCTTTATTATAATAACTTACAATTACTTCTTTTTCTCGTTGTTCAATATCTAATAGCATTAATATCCTCTTTCTTGTCTGTTAATATTCTCTTTTTGTTTTGCCATATAAAGGTTGACAATATCCTCACTAGTCATTCCAATTGCAAGTGCAAAATTCATATAGAAATGAAGGCCATCGATCCATTCATAAAATAATTCTAACCTATCAGCTTCTGATAAATCTGCAACTGTCATTGATTCTGCTTTTTTATTATCTTGTTTCCAATATTTCCAAGCAGCTGAACCAATTCCATCATTAATACCGCCTAAGGCATCAAACATTTCATTGAGCTCATCTGACATTGCATGTTTATTTACCATCCACATTTCTGCAATTTCTTTAAGTGTTAGGTTTTCATAATTTAAACCTAATCTACTTTGTAATTCTCTTTGTTTATTGTAAATCATGCCGAAAGTATCTTTACCTTCTGAGTAGTGGTCTTTAACCTCTAAATCTGCACATTGATTATCTTCGTTTGCCATTTCTTTTGTTCTTTATAATTTTATAGCATATATGTCTTCTGTTTCAATAAAAACATGATAACCTTTAATATTTAAAAATTGTTTCATTTCTTTACTATCAAGGTGTTTACATTCAACTTTAATTAAACTAGGATTTAATTCTTCTTTTTCCCATGGAAACATTTTTAATATTTCAAAATCATATCCTTCTGTGTCTATTTTTAAAAAATCAATTTTTTTAATATCGTATGTTTTAAATAAAGTTTTAAATGATATTGTTTTAATAATTTTTGATTCTGTTAGAAGTTTCTTACCATATCCTCTTTCTTTTCCTGAAATAAAAGTACTCATTCCTGCATAATCTTTATCGCGGTCTACTATTGACTTAGGGGCAAAATAAATAGTTCTTTCCCCATCTTCGCGATCTATTCCAGCATTTACATAGTTTACTCCTTCTTTTTTTTCTAAGTTATCTAAATATTCTGACATTGGATCTACTATACATCCATTCCATTTATAATTTGCGAAGTGATTTAATGTATTAAAATCACAGCTTCCTATTTCTAAAAAATATTTCATTGTTTATTAATTTTATTAGAATAATGCAGTTTGTTTACTAATTCCAACGGTAGGTTTTGAACTAATTGAAAGATTTTCACCAACTGTCTCTACGATTTCTCTAATTTTTGTGTCGAAAACATCTTTTGTCCACATATAACTAAGTACAGTTTCTGAAAGTTGATTTGCATAATCTTCTAATTCGGCGTCTCCTAATTGTTCTACATTAACTTTAGGTAAATCTAATGCATCTAAATCTTTTTGACTTGAAAGCAACACTGATCTTTGAATTGCCGCATAAACCCATCTAATTCTAAACCAACCACTTCCTGCATGTGGATATTCAGGGCAAAGAATACTCCAATACTTTCCACAAGCTTCAAACACATCTGTTTCTGTTTTTAATTGCTTAGCTTCTTTAATACTCTTGGCTCCAAAATAATCTACTGGCCATGTTAATTTATTTCTTCTCACCCATGGTCTATGATCTACAAGAGATGCTAACATGTGTTTTCTTTCTTTTACTTGAGAATAATAGTCTGTTGAAATATTCCAATTCTCTAGGACATAAGGTGTAAGATCTACATTATAAATATTCTCACTACCAATAATATCTCTAACAAGTTGTTTATTACCCCAATCAAATGCCGGTATTAGTGCATCATATTTACCATCTAGCACGTCTTCAATAACCTGTCTTGCAATATCTTTATCAAAGTGTTGATTATCAACTCCACCATAAAAATGTCTCCCGTCACTCCATTTCTTTGCTATAGTCTTTTCATAAGTTTCATTGTCTAACATTGACTTAAATGATTTCATAGTACCATCAATTTTCCAATCTTCATGAAATACAATAACATTATCGCAAGTGTTAATTGCATATAATGCATTAAATATTTCTCCTGAATAATTGTTAGAACCAAATTGACCAAGACCTACAATTGCAAGTCCATATTCTGAAAGGTCATCTCCCCATTTAACTTTCTTACGATCTACTGTGTAACCTTGTTTTCTTAATGAATTACAGATAATACTACTATCATCTATTCTTTTAACTCTTGCTCGTTTCCAAGCATTGTCATCTGTTTGTTTGGCTGTACAGCCTGTAAATAATATTTTCATTCTTTTTCGTTTAAGTAATTGTCTAATCCTTGAATATATGCAACTGCATCTAGGAGGTTATCTCTTTTATGATTGTAACTTTCTCTTGAAAATTTAAGTGCGATTAAGGCCATGTACATTTCTCTGCCTGTAACTTCTAAGCCAGTCATGCCATTGAAAATAGATGCTGCTCTATCCATACCCTCACTGAAAGGGCCATATTGTCTTTCTTTTTCTTCGCTTCTGTGATTGATAATTTGATCTGCTTCTTCTAGTATACTTTTCATATA